TGGACCGTGGATAGACTTAAGTCTCTCAAGACTTGGTTTCTCCAACATCTCGCGGGTAACACAAATTACTCCGAGCCTTGGTTTGAAAAGAGCCAAGTGAACGGTTCGTATATTCCGAAAGGTACCTTTGGTACCTTGTTCAAAGATGCTATGCATTCTAAGCATAGACATGACAAGAAAACTGTCAAGATTCTTTCAGCCCTAATGGTCTACACTGGTATTCGACTTGATAAGCCGTCTACTAAGCAGATTATAAAGACTGTGGGGTCCATATTTGGTACTCCATTAGAAGAATCTACAGTCAGAACAATGAGAGCGGTTGGAAAGTCCTTAAAGACTCGACTTCCGCGTTCTGCACTGGACAAGGTTGCACGTTATAAAGCTGCAAAAGCTAAGGGCTTTAACTTTAAGCCGGTTTCATTGAATACCGGAAAGCCTTTTACTTCTGGAGGTGAGCGTTATTTGCGTTCATTTATCCAGGGCCTACACGTTCCGCCTGTTAGAGCTTACTTTGAGGAAAACTTTGAAAATTTTCCAAAGGTTGAGTCCTGGCCTATGCCGGACCCAACAGAGCTTCCACCTAGTCCTGAGAATATTCTCAGACAGCCTTTGGCTGGCCAGATTGTTGTTATACAAGAACCTGGGGCTAAAGCACGGGTTATCGCTAACCCCTCTGCGGCTGCTCAAGTAGCTCTGTATCCGCTCCATCAGTTGTTGGATTCAATCCTTAGGGATTTACCAACTGACTGTACCCACAACCAGGAATCTGGTGCTGACTGGGCTTTTAACCAGTTAGCAAGTGGTAAGTCGGTCCATTCGGTCGACTTAAGCGGTGCTACAGACAATTTTCCTATTTCTCTACAACTGAGCCTTCTCACTAGCCTCGGGTTGAAGTCCGAGGCCGAATTGATTCGGCTTATGGCTAATGGTATCTGGATGTTACATCCAGACCTTCACACCGATTTGATTAACGGTGGCCATATGATTGCGGCGACTTATACTCGTGGCCAACCTCAGGGTTTGTATTCTTCATTCCCTTTGTTTGGACTAACCCATAACCTTCTTTGTAAGGCGTTGGCAGTAAAACACGGTTTATCTCCGGATGACTCCTTTAGAATCCTCGGTGACGACATCGTTATTAATAACGACAAGTTGCACGAGGCCTATCGTGAGTTCATGAAGAAAGCGGGGGTCCCAATTTCTGAACAAAAGTCACTCTCGAGTGACCAAGTAGCAGAGTTTGCGGGCTTTATCATAACCAAGAATGGCTATTATAAGCCGGCCAAGGTTCCCAAATCTTCCAATCGTCCATTTGAGGTTAATTTTATGAATTACCTCAGAGTTGTTGGTACAGAAGGCATCAAGTATTTGCCTGCCAGAGTAAGGAAGATAGCTAGAAAAGTGGCTATGCTCCCTGAATTTTATGGCGGACTCGGATTAAATCCCGAGGGCCTCTCTTTTGAGGCACGTACTGATGGCTTCCTTGAGAAATTAGATGATATCTCCGAAGTACCTAAGTACTTCTCAATGCGTGGCAGCTTTACAGCTGCCGCCCTTTCGGGGGATGTCCCTGCATATGCAGAGGCCGCATTGGATTGGCTCCACGACCAGTGGAACCTTTACGAGAATCATGTTCAACGTCTTGTTTCGCAAGAGCCAACCTTAGCTCGGTTGGTGTCTGCTAACATCGCTGAACCTCATTCTTTGGCCTACCAACTGTCTACTCTCTTAGAGAGTGGTGCAGATGGCAGGGTCCTCGTTGGAAACAAAGCTCCGAACGAGCAATCTTCGGGCAAACCGTTCAAATCTGATTTCCAGATTTGGGCATCAAGGTTTGAGGACCTTAATGAGACGGTAATATATCCTAAGTCACATAGTGATATGGATTCTGACCCTAGTGGCAGTAAGAAGTCCATCAAGACTGGCTTACAACCATAGTGTG